CCAGGTTTGTAACACTCCTCAATAGAGTAGTTAGAGACAATAATAAGAGGCAGGTTATCAGTCTTCACAGACTGACGACCCTTCTGCCTCAGAGGGAAGGGCTGTCCATCAGCCCAGGCGTTAAGGAACTGGATCTTCTTGTTGGCCTTGTACTCATCCAAGACCACCAGGTCGAAACATCCGTCCTCAAAGTCGTCGTAGAACTCCTCATCCCTAGGCATATCATACACACGCAGGCGGGCGCGTAGATACGAGAGAAAACGGGTCTTTCCGACGCCTGGCAAGCCACAAAGCCACAGTTGTGCTTGTCGTGGGGTCCTAGGCACAAGCACATTCTCACGCAGAAAGGCCCAGAGGGCAACGTGGACGTGGGAAGCTGTAGGCTTCGGTGTAAGCACACGCCAGGGTAGAAGAGAGTCGGCAAGCTTCTGACGCTTGGACCAACCAATGAACTCTTCAAGCTTGCGCTTCTGCATCATAGAAAAGCCGGGTTGCTCACGCACCAAGTCGCGGTACGTCTTCTGCTCCTCAACGATCATCTTCGCAGCCCAGTCTTGCAACTTGGGCTTCTCCGCAAAGTCCGGAACGTCTCCATGCCGTAAGTACTGCCCTTCCTTACAGACATAGCGCAAGACCTTCTTGGAGCTCTTCACCGCCTGGTAATTACCATGCTTACCAGTCAGAGCATCCAGCCTTGGATTGGCGTTCTTCATATCAATCTTCTCCTTGAACTGCACGATAGCGTGAAGATGCGGCTCGCCACTCTTGTGGCTCTCCTCAGCTACAACAGCCCAAGCCACCTTCTCATCCCATAGGGCGAGCACCCTCTCCATCAGAACCTCTTTCGAAGTTTCATTCTGAGGCCAAGTGAGAAAAGCAGCTTTGCAATTGAGGCGAAAGGGAGCAGAGGTAGTTTCCGTCATGGCAGGGCAGGAGAGAATGACGGAATGACGGACGGCACCCCTTTTATAAAAAGGGCCTTCCTAATTAGGTTTACGAACAAAAGTGTTCATGAACACCCAAAAAGGAAATCTTGATTGGATATTTTAATGTGCGTTCCTGAGAACGGAGGCTATAAATAGCCACGCTGCGCTATTTTTGGCTCACACTCACGCTGGACGCCCTCGAGCAACGCCTGCACGAGCTTGAACTCTTGGTTGGACGTATCCTTGAACACATCCAAGATGTCGATGAAATTCTTGGGCAAGCGCAAGCCTACGACCTGGAAGCCTCGGAGCAATCCTATGACGATGATGAGAGCGAAGGCCCGAGCAAGCGGGTTTCGTATGACTCCTCGTGCTCCTCTCAGTACTAGAGGATGGCGCCCCTTTGTCGCCACCAACCATGAACTGAAAGTGCAAGACCTGGCACCTGCCACCTATCAAGTGAACACTACCGGCTCTATCACGTTGCTTGCTATTCCCGTTACGGGAGCAGATTTCAATGCTCGTATTGGTCGCAAGATTCGACTGCATAGTCTCTTCCTGCGTGGACGACTGGCACTGGAATCTGCCATTGCTCCATCTGGAACACTGTCTCTTGCTCAACAAGCACGCCTTATCGTTTGCTATGATTTGCAACCCAATGGAGCAGCCCCTGCGATCACCGATATTCTGAATACGGCTGATCCAGCATCCCACTTGAACCTCAACAATCGTGACCGATTCCGCATCCTATGCGACAAGGAATACGTATTTGACCCATCGTTCTTTCAGAACACCGCCACACAGGCGTACTCCTTTATGGGAAGAACGATCTACAACGTCAAGATCTTCAAACGACTGAACCTTGACATGATCTTCAACGCGGTCAATGGTGGTACTGTAGCAGACATTTCATCGGGTGCTCTCTACATGGTGTGGATTGGGTCCGCTGCCGCTGGAACCAACGTTGACACGAACGCTATCGTTAGCACACGCGTTCGCTATGCTGACTCTTAATGATAGAGAATAAAGACTGTTTTTTTCATGTTAGAAACTTAGAATAAGAACAAGGAACAACCGCAGAGAGGGAGAGCGCTCCAATAAAAAACTAAATTTTTTTTTTTCCGCTATTCCGCTATTTTTTGCTAGTAATATTAGAGCAAAAAACAGCGGAGGGGGGGGTATGGCCTGCGGCCGGCCCTAACACTAGTCGGTCATCTGTCGTCTAACTCCCTAACACCCCCCCACACCCCCCACCCTAACGCTTCGCCCCTAATACCAAAGGGGATATTGGTGTTTGAGCTAACCCTAACCTGGAGTAAAAGTTTTTCATTCAACATGTTCAGGATCATCAATAACAAACGAAGTATCAACAAACACTTGCGTAAAACGATCAACAAGCGCATCGCGACCAACACCAGGTTTGTAACACTCCTCAATAGAGTAGTTAGAGACAATA